GATGGTGACGTGGTGCTAGAAGCAGGTCTCAAAGTTGATGCAGCATTTAGAAGTAGAAACTATGTATTCGTTAACTCTAGAGCAAATGGTATTCTTACATACTCACAAACACTAGGTAGTAATGTGTCTAGAGTAGTGACAAACTTTGACGTAGCAACCAGAGAGAATGAAAGCAAAAGAGAAATCTATATTCTAAAGTCACAATACCTTCTAGAGTTTGTTAACAACTTTAAGTCCTCTAGTTTCTATGCTAAGTCAACTAACTATGTTGGCAAGCAGTTAAAGAAGGCAGGAGTCTGACTCAACTTTTCAAACAAAAAAATTGGGCGGATTTTTTTTCCGCCCAATCGGTTTTCGCTATGCTATTTTGGAATCAGTCTTCCTCTGCAAGGCGAGCGAAGTATGACAGAGCATCATCTTCATCCTCGGTAGATGCAGGGACAGTCTCACGCTTGGCACTGAAGTCAGGAGTGAAACTCATCTCTTCGTCTCGAATCTCTTCATCGAGAGTGGGACGTGCTGCTGCTTGACGTGCAACTTGTGGAGTCTGGGTTACACCGAGCACCAGATTGAGGCGCTCTTCCAACTCTTCATAAGACTTAAAGTTTTCTGGCGCGGTAAACGCAGCAAGGGAGTGCTCCGACTTCCAGATTTTTTCAAGCGCAGAATCATCCGCTGCGAGTGCAGTCGGGGCGGCGAATTCAGACTTATCATAATTCCAATAACCAGCAACATTAGTAATCTTCAGTTTGAAGTTGGCACCTTCCCACATATCAAAAGGATTGATGGGGGTTTCATCCTCAAACTCAGGTTGCATTGCTGCCATAATCTTGTCGAAGATTTTCTTACCAAACTTATACAGTTTGACTTGACCTTCATTCTCAGGATTAGCAGTGTCCTTCACCACATAGATGTTAGCGTAGTAGGACAGTTTGCGCTTCTGCTTACGCGCAGTTTCTTTATCGGCATCGCTGCCGCTATTCCAAAGGCGACGATTGACTTCACCAACAGGGTCCTTGCCACCGATAGTGGTCAGGGAGTTTTCAATATACCATCCACCAGGACCTTGGAAGGCATGACTATACAGTTTTGCCCAAGGCACATCCTCACCATCAGGCGCGGGGAGGAAACGGATGATTGCAAACCCGTTACCAGCAGCATCGACGCTGGGTTTCCAGAAACGCTCGTCTGCGTTTGAGGAAGAGTTTGCCTTCTCAAGTTCTTTCGTAAGGTTAGAAAAAGAATTTTGAGACTTGCGCTTAAGATCAGCAAAAGACATAGGATTTTCTCGGATTAGTTTGGATTTGGTTTGTGTGACGCCTGTATCACTCGGTCATTATAACAGGGCAAGAGGGCAGCGTCAACCCCTTGCCTCTATCTCCTCTTCGAACTGGTCCAGTTTCTTGAGCATCTCCGCCATGAGCAGTCGGACATCTTCTGTGCCCCACCACCCATACAGTAGCTTGGCACCCTCTTCGATGCCTCTCACCATGTCCAGTGCTCTGGGGTCATCAGAAAGCTTGAGTCTTGTGTAGAAGACCTGCTGCTTTTCGATGAGAGAGCGGATAGTATTAATGTATTCTATCTGCTGCTCTTTGCTGCCATCGAGGGGCTGGGAAAGGGTCAACTCCATTGCTTTCATCTGGAGTCTCTCCATTTCCCTTGCTTCCTCTCTGACTATTTCTGAATCGAAGAAGTCGTTCATACTAGCATTAGTTTTGCGCGGGACGTTTTCTTGATGAAGTTGAGCTTTTGTGCATCATACTTCAATTTTTCTTTGAGAGGTTTCGTGATGAGTTTTGGCACCGTTTCTACCTCAATGTTATTGACATCACAATAATGTAGAATAGCATCAATATAATTCATCTCATTATAGGATGCAATCTTCTCTACATCTTGAGAGAATTTTGCAGCAGTCATAAATTTATCCTCTAGTATATCTCCTTTATTCATAGGTTTTTTTGTAGTGGTCTATGTACCCGATTAACTTTTGAAGGTATTCCTTCTTGGGTGTTTCTACAAACACTTGAGTATCTCCGCTTTCACAAGCGATGATAGTGACAATTTTATTTACTTTTAATTTGTATCTTTCATACAACATACAAGCGTATGCTGTTTCTTGAATAAGATAATCTTCAATCCACTTAAGTTTCTTTTCTTCTGCAGAAGTTTTGAAGTCAATGATAGATAACTCACCATCAAATTCAGCGATGCAGTCTACGCGACCTGCTATTTCTAAGTGGTCTGAATATAGTGCTACCTCTTGAGCGTAGATGTTATTAATACGACTAAGAGTTTGCTTCGCATTTTTAAACATCATCAAGGGTAAGTGTTTACCCTTGAATTTTTCTTCGTCGTATTTATTATTTAGGTAGTCTTCACACATCAAATGAAAATCGGTCCCGCGAGTTGCGGCACGAGTAGACACACGATTTGCTTTCTCCTCACCAACACGGCGTCGCCACTTGGCAATGCCTGCTTTTTTGTCAGGGTTATTACCTATGACAGTAGTAACAGATGGATATTTATTACCCTCTGGTGTGACATAGACTCTTCTATTATCCACCATCTCTGCATCTAAGTCAATAGTGGTCAACGGCACATGATGAAAAAGCATACTTAGAGTCCTAGATTTGTTTTACTAATGAGATAACTACGGACAAGTCCGCTACGAACAATGTCCTCAAGTTGAAACTCTACAGTTGCAAACTCTTCCATCGTCTCGATGATACGCATGAAGTCAATGATACCATTACGCTCATGTGTTTTCACAAGGTCAGACTGTCTCACGTCACCGCAGAAAACAATCTTAGAATCTTGACCAACACGGGTGATGATTGAATCAAGCTCGTGGAAGTTTAGATTCTGCATCTCATCAATAAGAATGATTGCATTGTCTAGTGTGGTGCCACGAATGAATGATGTTGACCAGAAAGAAATGGTTTCCTGTGCCTTCAGATTGTAATAGAGTTTATCAAACTCATCATCACTAGGCATCTCAAACATATATTTTACCATATTCTTATAAGGAATCTGGTATAGAGATGACTTATCCTCATGGTCTCCAGGTAGGAAACCAATCTCGCGTGTGGATACTAGCGACCTAACAATATAGACTTTCTCGTAAGGGGTATTCTCATTGAGCACATCCTTGAGAGCGAGGTATAAAGCGATAAATGTTTTACCAGTGCCCGCGCAACCATACGCAAACATGTTTTTGTCCTTGGCATACTCTTCAAAAAATACACGTTGATTTTCAGTTAGAGGCTCGATGTCAGTAAGAATCTCTGAGTTGAGAGGTTTCTTGCGCTTCATCATCTTCATGCTCATACCATTAGTAGAGCCGTTACCATTCTTCTTTCTAGATTTTACAGGCATAATTTACAGTCTCTCTACATTAGAACCAGGCACGCTTGCTGCGCGATTGATGATTGATTTCCAATCACTCGATGACTTATTCTGCCAGTTTCCAACCTCGGAAACAGCGTGCATCACCGTAGGCATCTGCGTGATGTGTGGATTGGCAGCAAGATAAGGCTCTCGCTCTGCCATATACATCCACTTTTCAAACTCTTCGCCTGTGTTGTTGTCTTTAAATCGATACGTTGGCATTGTCAATAAACCATTCAGGGATAGATGAGGGTGAGGTCCACTTAGCAAATGATACCTTGTCACCTCTATAGTAATTTCGATATGACTGGATTGAATCTCCAGTTACTTTGTATTTATCGGGCATTGCAGGAGGGGGGTCAGACCATCCAGCATCTGCAATATTATATGGTGGTGTAGAGAGAAATCCAGAGATGTATTCTGTCTTGTGAAATTTTTTATACCTGTCAGTGTATTGATAACAACACTGCAGATACAATTCATACAACCATTTGTAATGACTCTTAGATTCTCTCACCCATATAGCAGAAGGATGATTGATATGACATGCTTTATAAAGATTTTCTTCTCTATTGTCATTGAGTCTAAATCTTTTTACCGTCATACCTTTCGGTGACTTCTCCTTATAAAGAGTGCCGTCAAGCACACGATGGGCAGTAGAAAGAAGTTGAGCATACTCAATAATCATCTTTACTACATGCTTGTCGCAATGCTCAGCGGCACATATACTAGGGTTGTAACTAAGATAAAAAATATTCACTGGGATATTTCTTCTTTTGGTGTCTTACACATTGTAGCACCGTCTATCCATTTACGCAACACCCCTGCATCTCTATCAGCGTATTGCACATGATACCTACCAGTGTCATGGCAGAAGTCAATAATTTGACAAGTCACTGGGATACCATCAATCATAGCTTCATACAATTCGCAAAACATTTAGTCCTCCCTTAATCTAACTCTCCACATTTCCACCACATCATCATAGACACCAGCGGCACCAGTGACATCCATCCAGCCTGTAAAATCAGGATGATAGAAGACAACCTTAACCAATTCTTTTTCGGTGTCTGCTTCTATAATGTCACATGGAATCCAACCTCTATCAGCAGAGGCAAGAAATTCATAAGGAAACTTCCTTCTTGATGTTTGAGATTCGTATTCTTTTTTTGCGTCTAAGACAACCTCGTTATATAATTCGTGTGTCTCTTCAGTAATCCTCTGATTATTCTGCATCTTTCCAACCTAGTGCTTCCGATACGGTAGGGAATTGCTCAATAAAGATATCTTTACAGGCAAGGGCAATGTCCATGTGCTCTTTCTGTGTGCCATTAGCAGAGCGCAATTGAATGTAATGTATCCAGGAGCGGCAAGAACCACTCATGTAAATGCGTGTTGGGGTTGCCAGAGGTAGCACCATGCGGGCACATTCTTTTGCAACACCTCGCTCCAGCATTTGTTTATATAGTGCCACAGAGGAATCAAACAGTGTCTGCATCTGTAACTGCAATGTCTGCACTTCAAATGGGTCAAGGTCATCAATACTATTCTGACGATTCTTTGTGTCTTGACGACGCAATTCAGGAAGAGGAATCTCTTTGTTAAGCAGAGTAGAATCTGCATAGCGTTGCGAGAATTCTTGATATGTAAATGACCTGTGACGAAGGATTTGAGCTGCGATAGCACGAGTGGTTTCAATCTCAAGCGTCATAAATGCTTGCTCAAACACCGACCAGTGGTTATGCTTAGCACAATACCTCAGGAGACCAGAGACATCAGGATTGTCTTGATTAGCAGGGTTACTCACGCGAGCAACATAACCCATAGTTTTTTCAGCGTCAGGAGTGACGGTAATAAGAGATACTTTCATCAGGATTCAAGTCGCTTTGCTACAGTAAGATTGTTTTTCATATAACGCTTATACTTTTTGATAAGCTTTTTCATCTCTTGCTCCTTGAAAGAGACGTTTACTTTGATGGGGTCTACACTATCGTCAAACCCCTTGGTGTCTTCTTTATATCCTGTTTGCCATTCAGTAGGATACTGTGGAAGTTGTGAAGCAAACTCTCTTGCTTCATTAATTTGCATTCTACCTTCCTCATCAGAAGTATCGATGAATGCTGGGTCAGGAATATTCTTACCATCTTTACCAAGTTTTTCTTCTGGCAAATCTTTCTTCATAGCAAGAAGATACTGCTCTTCTGGCACTTCTTCAGCATTCACATCAACGATTTCGTCAGACATACATCCTCCATTTTGATAAAAGTTTAACAGAATTATTTAATAAAGTCAAGCAACAGTGATGGTAATGGAAACCGTAATCTTATCACCGTTAGTTGCTACAGTGTAAGGACCAGTGGCAAATCTTTCAGCAGCAATAAGATTACCAGTGCTAGCACCAACAATATAGTAACCATAAACATCACCCACAGCACCAGTAAATGTCCAGGTGACAGGAGTAGTTAGTGTAGCAGTGCCTGCAGTAATATTCCAACTGGAAGTGCCAGACAATGATACTTCTGCATAACCATTACCAGATGCTTCAACCAGTGTGCTCAGAGCAGTCGTGCTGGTGGGTGTAACATCAGATGTATACAACTTAAGTAGCATCGCCTCTGATGATAAGAAAGACGACAACATGGTCTGTAGACCAGTCTCTGAAATTTTGATTGCCACAGTTTCCTCCTATTTCCTTTTCTTTTCGTTTGGTTTATTGCCCCATAGTTTAGGGTTGACTCTTCCCTCTGATTGAGTCATGCGAATCAAATCATGACGATACAAGTCCCAGTAATGGTCAAATATTTCTACACGCTTTGCCGATACCACAATGTCGAAGTGAGTCATACCATCCTGTAGATACTCTACTAAGTATGCCGTGTATGGCAAAGACCTATCTTGTGCCAACGTTGGATCACAATCTCTGTGGATAATATTCAAGAGCGTCCCCCCCAAGTGATTTCAGGAAATGCTTCCCTGATTAGAGTAGAAGAAATACGAGTATACTTCTTCTGTAGTGCTTTATCTTTTACCAAGCAGAGTAACTCTGCTTCATCTTTATGCAGGGTTTCAAGTAAACCAATAAAGATTTCTTCTCGTTTCATGGAGCTAACTGTGGTGCCACCCTTCACAAAGTATGCAAACTTGCGCTGGTTTTGCTCAAGGTAATCATGCTGTAAACCTTTCTCAGTATTGTTGGGACGGTATGGCACGTCACCTTCTGGCAGCATTGATTTTACGCTCTCGTCAAAATTCCAAATGAAAAGACTGCGTAGAGCTTGGGAGTTATACTCCTTTAGAATTTGCTTCTTCTCTGCTTTAGTCTTTGCGTTGTTTACTTTCTGTAGAATTTCTGTAAGTAAAAGTTTCATATCAGTTATTGTTAAACGACAATTTATTACTGCGGAAGACAAACTCCTGCATTAGATTATTAAGTTGATGCTCCTTAAAATATTCAAGAGGCACCTTCTTCTCAACATTATTTAGCGACAGGTATTCGTCAACAATTTTCTGCTCCAAGTCACGAGGGATACATGTGAGGTCAATAAGATTCTTATTCCTCTCATAGTTGTCCATCAATTCTTTGGTGTTACAGAAAACAGATGGGTCTAGTCTAACCCATTTTTCTAAGTTTTTCTTACTTATAGGTTTCTGTCTCTTACCTGATACAAATGTATCAGAATCTGATAAGAAGTTTGGAATGCCGTCTGACTTATCTCCCTTAAGAATATGCTCAAGGATATATGTCTTCGGGTCTTCATGCTTAATCTCTTTCTTTAAGATAGGATTAAACTGTTTTACAAATGGATAGCGTTGTAGTTGAATAAAATCTTTATCACCAGACAGTATCAATACCTTATCTAATTCTTGACCTGCCTTATGCTTTCCAATATTAATCTTTGCTTGGTGTTTCACAAGAGTAGAGATTACATCATCAGCCTCTGCACCATATACTTCCACAACTTTGTAGGGGAAGTATGTTTTAATCTCATCTCGAATCTTATTCAGGACTTCAAAGATAGCATTCCAATCTAACTCAGACTCTTCACGGTCTTTCTTTCTATTCTGTTTGTAGTATGGAAAGGTGCTCTTACGCCAGTAATGTTTGCTGTCATATGCGAGCACCATCTCGCCATACGTTTGTTTGTATTGCTTCTCATAAGATAGTAGTCCAGTGAGGACCATAT